CTGCTGAGTTTGAGGGCTACAACGGCACAGCGTTTGCTTCTGTGGGCGGCGCGGCACTGAGCAACGACACCACCACCGCCAGCAGTTTGTTCCCGCTGTTTGCATCAGCGACAACTGGCACAGCGTCGAGCCTGTTTACTTCCAACGCCAAGTTGCTGTACAAGCCTTCCACGGGCGAGTTCCAAGCCTCTGTGCCCGTTGCAAGCAACGGCATTTTTGTGAATAGCCAAACCGTGGCGGCAAGTTACACGATTGCGGTTGGTTTCAGCGCAATGTCATCTGGCCCGGTTACGATTGCTTCGGGCCAAGCGGTTACTGTTTCCAGCGGCTCACGCTGGGTTGTCGTTTAAGGAAAAATTATGGCAAGCATTGTTGTTAATGGAGATACAAGCGGTTCAGTCACGCTGTCTGCGCCTGCGGTTTCTGGAAGTAGCGTACTAACGCTACCAGCGGTCACTGACACAGTGGCAGGTATTGCCGCGACTCAGACGCTGACCAACAAAACTATCAATGCAAGCCAATTAGTTGATGCCTCTATAACACAAGCAAAACTTGGAACAAATCTAGTTGGCAACGGCCCTGCGTTTAGTGCTTACGCAAATGCCGCACAAACTATTACTGCTGCTACTTTTACTCAGGCTCAATTCCAAGTAGAAGAATTTGATACAAATAGTAATTTTTCATCTAACACTTTTACACCTACTGTTGCTGGTTATTACCTGATAACTTTTAATATTAAATTTGCAGCAGTTACCGTTGTTTCAAGGGCTATTGTTTCTGTTTACAAAAATGGTATAACAACAGGAAGGCAATTTGATTCAGATTTAGACAACACTACTACGTTTTTTGTTAATGGCTCAAAACTTGTTTCTTGCAATGGCTCAACTGATGCAATAACCATATTTATTTATATGGAAGGAACTGGAACATTAACAACTGGTGGAAATGATTTAAACACAAATTATTTTTCTGGTGTATTAGTAAGGGCGGCATAATGAACTTATACGAAAAAATCTTATCAATTTATCCTGAACTTGCAGGTTATAGCTTTGCTGATGGCGGCATCCGCTTGCAGAACGACTCCGACGGCAAGGGTGACTACATTGCCGCTTGGGAACACCCAACGCTTGCACGACCCACTGAGGAGCAATTAGCATGACCGCGACAATCAACGCATCGACATCGGCAGGGGTAGTAACGACTGCTGACACCTCTGGGATTTTGCAACTCCAGACAAACGGCACTGCCGCGCTCACCGTAGACGCGAGTCAAAACGTGGGGATTGGGACGAGTTCGCCGGGTGCAAGATTAGATGTTAGAACAACATCTTCAACACAAGCTACATTTACAAGAACAGGTCAAACTGCTGTTTGTACGCTGTTTCAAAGTTCGGCAGATACTTACTTATCCGCAACAAATTCAGGCGCAAATTTAATTCTTGCTACTCAAGACACAGAACGCGCCCGTTTTAACTCCACAGGAGCCTTTGTTCTTGCAGGCGGCACAACCACAGCAGACGGCATAGGCATCACCTTCCCCGCAACTCAATCAGCATCAACTAACGCAAACACGCTGGATGATTATGAAGAAGGGACTTGGACGCCTAGTTTGGGCGGTACGACTACATATACGCGCCAAAACGGTCAGTATGTAAAAATTGGGAGTGTTGTTACGGTATGGTTTGACCTTATTGTTTCGACTATAGGCACAGGCAGTACTTCTCAAATATCGGGACTACCGTTTGCTTGTGGCGGCACTATAGACGGTAAAGGTGGTGGAATAGGGTTTTTTTCCAACTTGGCACTTTCAGTAATGTTTCTTTGTGGTCGAGTTGATGTTGGAAATACTACTATTCAGATTGGGGGTTATACAGCAGTAACCGTAACTTTAAGTTCTTCCATAGCCATATTTGGAAATGGCGCACGCATGGTCGCAACTGTAACTTACACCGTCTAATTAAAGAGTTCATTAGCCTGACTGGATTGGTCAGGCTGGACACCAACCTAAAGGAAACCAAATGGCACTCACCGAAACCAAAGTCATCGACCAAATCACCGTCACCGAGAACGGCACTGTGTTGTACCGCGAGGCTACGCGCATCCTCAAGGACGGCGACCAGATTGCTCAGACCTACCACCGCACAAGCCTGATACCGGGCCAAGACCTCACAGGTCAACCTGCCAATGTCGTAGCTATCTGCAACGCGGCTTGGACTGCTGAAGTGGTTGCGGCGTATCAGGCTGCACAAGCTGCTGCCGCGCAACAAGGAGTCTAATCATGACCGTTGTAATTGATGGAACAAGTGGGATAAACACACCGGGCGTGGTGAACACTGCGGCTGAGACTATTGCAACGACCCTAGCTGTTACGGGCGTTACAACCTTTGCGGCTGGCACAGCGGCATTACCAGCTATTACCACCACAGGCGACACCAACACAGGCATCTTCTTCCCTGCCGCTGACACCATTGCTTTTGCTGAAGGTGGTGCGGAGGCTATGCGAATTGATAGCTCGGGTCAATTGGGTATTGGGACGAGTTCGCCTACATCAAAGGTGCATATTTCTCAAAGTGCAGCAAGCACATCTTTAACCATTGACGGAATAGAAAATCCAATTTTTGCTACGCGCTACGCAGCTAATGCGGATGGGGCAGTACTTTTTCTTGCTAAAAGCAGAAACGCTACTGTTGGTTCACACACCATTGTTCAAAACGGCGATCAGATTGCTGTAGTACAAGCTCGTGCAAGTAACGGAACTAGTTTTGTAGACGCCGCGTCAATTGTATTTGCCATAGATGGAACACCCGGTGCGGGAAATGATATGCCGGGGCGTATTGTGTTTGGCACAAGCTCTGATGGCAGCGCCACTGTTACAGAACGCGCCCGTATCGACTCCAGCGGTAACTTGCTTGCTGGCGGTGCGACAGCAGCCTTTGATGCGGGAGACTCATCTAATAGTAGTGGGCAGGGCGTCAACATATCGCAAAGTGCTTATCGCCCCTTGCAGGCATATGCGGCAAACGGAACAGTAGCAGCATTTAAACGAAATGGTAACAATGGTGCGGTTATTGTTTTTGCGCGTGGCAGCGTTGGAGAAGTTGGAAGCATATCTGTCAACACCACCGCTACCGCTTACAACACATCCTCTGACTACCGCCTAAAAAACACCATCGCTCCAATGACAGGCGCTCTGGCAAAGGTGGCGCTGCTCAAGCCGTGTACATATAAATGGAATCTAGACGGCAGTGATGGTCAAGGCTTTATTGCCCATGAACTGGCTGAAGTTGTTGAAGGCTGCGTTTCCGGCGAGAAAGACGCAGTAGACGCTGATGGCAAGCCACAGTACCAAGGCATCGACACCAGTTTCTTGGTCGCCACACTGACAGCGGCAATTCAAGAACAACAAGCCCTCATCACAGCCCTGACAACCCGCATTACCGCACTTGAGTCTGCGCCATGAACGAACTAACCCCACTGCGTACAGCATCAGCTTAACAAGAAACGGACTGTGTAAATTGTGGACGCTCTGCCTCCTTCACCGCCAGTGGCACAAGCCCCTGCGCCCGTATTTGAGTGCGTAAGGTGGAGTTGGTCGTCTGATAGGTTGCAGGTCTGGTGTTTAAAGTGGCGGGAAAAAGGCAAGCCTGAACCCAAGAAGGTAGCGGAAAGTGATTGATCCACTCACGGCCCTAGCAGGTATACAGGCAGCAGTTGCGCTCATCAAGAAAGTCAGCAAGACTGTTGACGATGTATCGTCTCTTGGCCCTGTGCTGGGCAAGTATTTTGATGCGAAGTCCACGGCTACCAAGGCTGTTGTTCAGGCTAAGAAGTCCAAGTCCTCAATGGGAACTGCCATTCAGATTGAGATGGCCTTGGATCAGGCTAAGCGGTTTGAAGATGAGTTGCAACTCCTGTTCATGCAGTCCGGCAAGGTTGATGTTTGGAACAAGATCAAGTCCAGAGCCGCAGCGATGGATGTCGAGTCTGCCCATGATGCACGCAGAGAAAGAGAAGCTGCGGAGAAACACAAGAAAGAGCTTGATGAGATTGTTGAACTATCCTTGCTGGGGCTGGTTTTTCTTGTCATGATTGGGGCCATCGTGTACTTTGTCTTTGGCATTCTCAAGCAATGCGGCGGTAACTGCTGATGGCAACCGACGAGCGCCTCAATCTAGTTGACAAGGTGCTGGCTTACGTCAGCAGCCCGTTCCGTCTCTTTGCAATGGTGTTGATGGCTGTCCTGACCTTTGCAGGGTACTTTGTATATACAAATCAAGAGCTTTTGATTGGCGCTTACAAGGAGTCTAAGAAGATTCCAAGCATTGCAGAAGACAGAGTAGAAGACGCTGCCGCGCATTTGTTCAAGCAGTCCGGTGCTTTGGTGGTTGCAATCTTCAAAGTAAACTCGATGTTTGGCACCCGGATCGTGCACCGCGCCTACGGCAAAAACGGCAGAGACAAAACGAATGACGGGCTGGACGTGGGCCTGTTCAGCCAAAACGCTGCCAACAATGCTGATGTTGTCAAGCTGATGGCCAACGAGATTCCCTGTGGCGAATACAGATCGGCACAATCAGAGATGGGTCTATGGTATGTCGCACGGGGCGTTGCGTTTACCTGTCGTATCAGTGTCCCACCTGAACCGGGGAGGTTTGTTGGCCAGATCACGGTTGGCTGGGCTACCCAGCCAGAGGACATGGAGAGCACCCGCGCCATGTTACAAATTGCAGCAACAATGCTTTCTAGGAGTAAACAATAATGTTCCCCCTCACAGCCCTATTAGAAGTTGGTGGCAAGCTCATTGACAAGCTCATCCCTGATCCACAAGCTAAAGCCAAAGCACAAATGGACTTAGCTCAGATGGCGCAGGACGGTGAGTTAGCCAAGATGGCAAACGACACGGACTTGTACAAAACCGAACAAAACAATCTGACCGAACGCTTAAACGCGGACATGTCTTCAGACTCTTGGCTGTCCAAGAACATACGCCCCATGACGCTGGTTGCCATCTTTGTAGGCTACTTTACGTTCGCCATGATGAGCGCTTTTAAACTAGATGCCAACGAGGTCTATGTCACATTGCTGGGCCAGTGGGGTATGCTGGTGATGAGCTTTTATTTCGGGGGTAGAACTCTGGAAAAAATCATGGACATGAAAAGTAAAAAATGACACCTAATTTTACCCTTGCGGAACTGACCGCTACAAGCCACAGACAATTTGACAATACACCTAATGACACAGAAACCGCCAACCTTCAGCGCCTTGCAGAATTTCTTGAGCAAGTCAAAACAGTACTTGGAGGAAAACCCATCATGGTCAACAGCGCCTTCCGGTCAAAACAAGTCAACGACAGCGTTGGCTCCAAAGACACGAGCCAGCATAGGATCGGCTGCGCGGCAGATTTCCGTGTTCCCGGGATGACTCCTGATGCTGTGGTACGCGCAGTCATTGATGCGGGTTTACCCTTTGACCAAATCATCCGTGAGTTTGACGCTTGGACGCACATTAGCGTGACAAACACACCAGACGGAACCCCACGTAGGCAGGCGCTTATCATTGATAGGGCGGGCACTCGACCTTTTGCCTGATACGTGGGAAAATGAATCATGCCACTTTCCAAAGTAATCTTTAAAGCCGGAGTCAATAAAGAAAACCCTCGATACACCAGTGAAGGCGGGTGGTACGAGTCGGACAAGGTTCGTTTTCGCCAAGGCAGTGCAGAAAAGATTGGCGGTTGGACACGCATTAGCACAGCATTTTTCTTGGGCATCTGCAGATCTTTTTGGAACTGGGTGACGCTGGGCAGTCAGAACTTAATAGGTGTAGGAACAAATTTAAAGTTCTACATCAATCAGGGGGGCGCGTACTACGACGTCACCCCGATCCGCGCTTCGTCCACCATCAACAACAATCCGTTTGTAGCGACAAACGGCTCTGCAGTTATTACCGTAACGGACACGTCGCACGGTGCAAGCACAAATGATTTTGTAACCTTTACTGGGGCTGTTGGTCTTGGTGGCAATATTACGGCAGCGGTGCTTAACGCAGAGTACCAAGTAACTGTTTTAACTGCAAACACCTACACCATCACAGCTTCTGCAACAGCCAACGCAACAGATGCCTCAGGCTCACCCGGCGGCGGCGCGTCAGTTGTAGCGGCTTATCAAGTATCGGTAGGCCCAGAAATACAACAGGCTCTGGTTGGCTGGGGCGCAGGAGGCTGGGGCCTTGGCGGTTGGGGCGTGGGCCTTACCACCCCTAATGCTCTAAGATTGTGGAATCAACGTAATTTTGGTGAGGACCTACTTTTTGGCCCTCGCGGGGGCGGTATTTTTCTTTGGGACGCAACAACAGGCGTTGCGGCGCGTGGTGTGAACCTGACTACGTTGGGGGATGCGGATACCCCTGTGGCCGTCAACTTCATCCTAGTTTCCGATACATCTCGGTTTGTGCTGTGCATTGGCACAAACGACTATGGCTCCGGAACAATTGACCCCATGCTGATTCGTTGGTCAGATCAAGAGGACGCCTTTACCTGGACCCCTGTTGTTACCAACCAAGCAGGCAGTCTGCGCTTGTCAAGCGGGTCCGTGATCATTACCGCTGTACAAACACGGCAAGAAATTGTTGTGTTTACAGATCAAGCGCTTTACTCTTTGCAGTATCTTGGTCCTCCGTTTGTATGGGGAGCGCAGTCTCTGGGAGACAATATTTCTATTGCAGGGCCGAACGCCGTGGCCCTTGCTTCGGGCATCATTTATTGGATGGGGGTAGACAAGTTCTATGCCTACGATGGTCGAGTACAGACTCTTGTTTGTGACCTGCGCAGGCACGTTTTTAATGACCTGAACATAGATCAGTCACTTCAGATATTTGCAGGGACCAGTGAAGGTTTTAACGAGATTTGGTGGTTTTACTGCTCTGCTGATTCTACTGTCGTAGACAAATATGTTATTTACAACTACCAGGAAAGGATCTGGTACTACGGTGAGCTTGGCCGCACAGCGTGGTTGGATTCGGGCTTGCTCAGCTTTCCGATTGCGGCCACTTACTCAAAGAACATTGTCAATCACGAAGACGGCGTGGACGATAATGAAACCGCCACACCCACCGCGATTGAAGCGTACATTTCTTCAGCGGAGTTTGACATTGAGGACGGTCACAATTTTGCAGAGGTTTGGCGCATGTTGCCTGATTTGACCTTTGACGGCTCTACCGCGAACTCTTCTCCAGAGCTTGAAATCACTCTGTTTGGTTTGACCAACTCCGGTTCAGGGGTTACGTCTCAGCAAAGTGGAACAGTGGTTAAAGGCTCTACCTTTGTGGTCACAGAAGAATTTACTGGCCAAATAAACACCCGTGTAAGGGGAAGACAGATGATTTTAAAAGGCGGGTCCACGAAGCTAGG